CTCTCGTTTGTCCTCCTATAATATTATGGTCTATTCTATTGCAAAATCTATTTATGTTCCAACCGCTTATCTTTTTTCTCCCCTCGTAATGATCGAAAGTCATTAAACTCACAAGTTCATCATTATAATAAAGACCTAATTTCAAACACGAAGCAGCCTTTCCTTGTATGTGGTTTTCTTCTAAGAATTTAGTAACTGCTACTGTATCTCCAATTTCTCTAACGCAGCATTTTCTGGCAAGTATTCTTTTATCAGTTAATCCTATCCAATTTTTTATTTGTGATTTTATTATTTTGTTTTTAAACACCCAATCGTCTTCCCAGATATGTATAATCCTGATTCCTCTTTCACTAAAATATTTAGTTTTATCTAAATGGTAACTCTTATCTCTGTACTTATCTGAATGCCAATATAAACCATTGAATTCAAATCCTAAATTCAAATGGGGTAAATAAATATCTATTTCCAAACCATCCCTGTATGATTGTATAATTTCCCCCTTATAGATTGATTTTATATACTCATAAAGTCCATTTTCCTTAATTGATTGAGAATCGCTTATTGGATTACAAACAGTACAAAGTGGTAGATTAATTTCCTTTCTTTTCAAATAATTATCAGATGATATTTCGAATTGATGGCCTTTTTCACATTTGTATAATGATGTTTTATTTTTTAAATAAGTTATGAAATTCTCAGAAAATATTTTTTTACCAAATTTACTCAAGTTTGATTTATTATAATTATCAACTCCCCACTTTTTTATATTATCTAAACTTACCCTTTCTTTACATTCTTCAGTTTTAGAATAGCTATCTACTCCCCATTTATATATTGATGTTTGTTTAATTTTATCTTTGAATTCTTCAGTTTTAGAATAATTATCAACTCCCCACTTATATAATGAGACTTCTTTAATCTTTTCTTTAATAACATCAGATTTTGACGGATTATCTACTCCCCATTTACTTAAACTTTTTTCTTTAAACTTGGTTTTAAATTCTCCGGTTTTTGAATAATGATCGACTCCCCACTTTTCTAATGTAGTTTGTTTAATTTTTTCCTTAAACTCATCAGTTTTGGAATAGTGCTCAACTCCCCACTTTTCTAAAATTTTATTTTCTAATATCTTTTTAACCTTTTTAGACTTCATTGGATTATCAACTCCCCACTTTTCAATATTAGTTTCTTTTCTTTTTAAATTAATACAATCTATTGAATTACAACAGTGTTTTTGTCCATCATTTTCTATCTTTAAATATTTTCTCCATTCAGTATCATACACACTTTTACAGAAATCACATATAGGTTTTACTTTATATCCTGATCCATTTGGTAGCATATTAACAGGTATTTTTAATTCTTGATTCGATTTGACACTCAATTTATCACCGAATTGGTTTATTATTTTCTTTTGATTGTAGTTATTTACATATATAGTTGCGTATTCAGAAGATAGCATAATCTATATATAAAATATGATTAAATCTGTTTTAATAAGGATAATAAAGTTTTTAATAACTTTTATTGAAAGAGTAGAACTGAGAAATTCGTCACTAGACGAAAATGACATCAATAAAAAAATACTAAATTCTATTAATGTTTTCGGGTTTAAAGTTAGAACTGATGCAGGATATGAAAAATTAACAGATTTGCATATAACCCAACCATATAGGCACTATGTTCTTAAAACAGATGGTTATGAATTATCATGTGCTGATAATCATATAGTCTTTGATAAGGACTATAATGAAGTATTTGTAAAAGATTTGGTGGTGAATGACATAATACAAACAGAGTCAGGATTACAAAGAGTAATATCTTTAAAGCAGGATAACTTTAAATCATCTATGTTTGACGCAACCGTTAATCATCAAAACCACAGATTTTACACAAATGGCATACTTTCACACAATACAATCTCATCGGCAATTTTCATGTTACATAAAATACTATTTGATAATGACAAAAACATTATGATAGTTGCAAACAAAGGTGACACAGCTGTCGAGATTGTTGATAAAGTAAAATCAATTTATTCACTACTGCCATTTTTTCTAAAACCCGGTGTCAAAACTTGGAATCAAAAATCTTTAACTTTTGAAAACGGTTGTCGTATCAAAACTTCAGCTAGAACAAAAACACCAGCGATTGGTTTTACTATTGATGTGCTCTATTTAGATGAGTTTGCCCATATTCCATCAAATATCATTGAACCATACTACACGGCGGCTTTTCCAACTACAGCGGCGGTTCAGAACTCAAAAATAATTATAACATCAACTCCAAATGGAATGAATCTATTTCACAGGCTACTTACAGATGCTGAAAGACCAGAAGGTGATCCGCAAAAAAACAACTATAAACCAATGCGGGTTTATTGGTACCAAGTTCCTGGAAGATTCGTTACCTACATTAGATTAAATTCACATAAACTATGGGATAACAAGTTAACGAAAGAAGATGTGTTAGAACAATGTAGGGAAAAATTTGAAATGCGAACAAAAGTAGAAATGATTTGGAATTCTGATTTACAAAAAGACATCATTTGTGTTTATAATAATGAGCACTGCTCTGATGACGAAGTAAAATCAACTATGATAAAGACCGAGAACAGAGAAATTTCAATTAGGTCAATTTCAGAAGTCACTACCTGGAAAGAAGAAGCTATCAAGGATATTGGAGGCGAAGACGCCTTTAATCAGGAATATGGTCTAAGGTTTATAAACGAATCTAAATCCTTATTAAATGAATCCATTATCGATGAGCTATTGAGGAGTAAGAAAAATTATATTTTTGAGGAGATTGCTGAATTTGAGAGGATTAAGTTTGATTATTCAGACTTAAAATGGATAGATGATGAAGAAATTTATTTACCAATAAAAAGAAAGGATTACAAAATTGTAATATCTGTTGACTTAGCCGAAGGTCTAGGTCAAGATTACTCCGTAATTAACATTTTCAAAGTTGGCGTAAAACCAACGGATTTAATAGAACTTCAAAAGGCTAAATACGAATCGATTGTTGATTTTTTTAGATTAGAACAAATTGGAATTTATCGAAGCAATATTATTTCAATAAAACAAGTAGCAGAACTTCTTTATCTACTAGCCTTCGAATTTTTTAATCCAGAAAATGTCAAAATTGTTTTAGAGTTAAACAACTATGGCAATACGCTGCTTGCAGAAATGCCCCACGTCTTTGAAGGAAATAATGATTACGGTTCCTCAATTTTTATGAGATATAAACACAGAATTGATTCAAATGAAGAAAAAGTAGGTCTCAAAGTCGGTGAGAATAAAAATATTTTAGTCAAAGACTATCAGGACCTTATGTTGTCAAAATCATTTTATATAAACAACGAAGACACTATTAGAGAAATAACAACTTTTGTCAAGCACACAACCACTGCTGGAAATACAAGATATGCAGCAGATCACGGTCATGATGATTGTGTTATGACGATAGTCAACTCAACTTCGGTGTTCAAAAAACCAGAGTTTAGAGAAATCGTGGATGAATGGGCATCAAAAAATTTAGATAGAGAAAAATTAGACCACATTAATGAAATTCTAAAAAAAATTGACTTTGTAGAAGGCGTTGATTATTCAACATTTATAGAGACTAAAAATGCAATTAGATTAAAAAAATCTATGAGTAACCCAAATATAAATAACTGGTTTAAAAGGGATTAAGAATTAGCTTCCATAGTCGCAGAAAGACCACTATTTCTTAATTTAGACTTCATTTCTGAAATTGTATCAAAGTCTCCATATTTTACGTCGCACTTACCTTTAAAATGTACAATATGAGCACATTGATTAGCCTGTTCATATTCGTGTCCACAGTGTTTTACCAGACAATTAATAACATGGTCAAAGGTATTGTAGTCATCATTGTGTAAAACCAATCGATAAGGCTTAGAGAGTATCTCGTCTACTTTACTCTGTGATTTCTTTTTTGTGATCGTTTCCATGTTTTTTTTTATATATTTTAGTTATTAAAAGTTTTAGTTATTTTAGAGACCACGTCAACAATAGTAACTTGGCAATTTTGAGATAAAGCCCACTCTTCAAACCTGGGCAAATGTGCCTCTCTATCGTCATACATCACAAATATTTCGGGTTTAATCCTTTCTATTAGGTTTTCAAAAAGGCGTGTTTTAAATAAAAACGTATCTGTCCCAAAGTTAAGATAAATTTCATCAAAAGACAAATTATGACTGTCTAAAATTAACTGAACTTGTTTTCTTAAGGGTTCAATTCTACCAGTCGCCATAATTAGATAAGTAGAATCTTTTGAAACTTCCTCTAGATATTTCTGATAAACCCATTCATTTACCGGTATATCAAACACCGATAAATCCAGGCTTTCAGGCTTAGACCACCAACCGGTGTATGGCCAGTTCCACTTTTCTGGATTATTCGGGTATCGAGTAATCATTTTTTCTCTCCATATTCTTCGCCCACTTTCTTCCGTTGGAGTAAGGCAAAGAGTATCATCGAAATCAAAAGAAACCAGTCGTCTATAGTTCATATAAATTTTTATTTAAAAAGAGAATCTTTTTTCTATATATAATAAAAAAAGAAAGTTTTATGTCTGTAAAAATTGATTTAAAGACCGGTTTAATTTTATTATTACTTCTGTTTTGCATTGTTTTCTTTTCAATGTGGTATCTCAAAGGTAGTGATTCGGCTTCTAAAAGAGAACTTAAAAGGCTCAAAACGGAATATAAAAATCTCCAAAAAAGTAGAGATTCATTGGATCAAGTAAATATCATGTTAAAAGATAATTTCAATGATTATCAAAATAAAATTGACCAAAGGGATTCAAAAATACAATCAATAGAATATCAACTATCTCAAGCTAAAATCGATTTGTCTCAATCTAAAAAAGATCTCAGTGATATGAAAACTGAATTAACAAAGACTAGAAAAAGAGTTGAAGACTTAAAGAAAAATCCAATTAATAGGGAAGGGGATAATCTAATTGAATCATTAAAAGAAAAATTAAAATAATATGAGAAAGATATTTACAATAGTTTTAATACTTATTAGTTTTGTCTCTTTTAGCCAAAACGGTTACCCAAAATTATCGACCGACTCCACTGGGAAAAAAATTGTTATTTTTTCTTATGAACAGGCTCAGAAAATAGACAATAACCTAGAAATTATCAAATTATTAGAAAAAGCAGGAACAGAATGTGATAGTTTGAACCTAAAATATATCAAAGTCATTAATGAACTTGAAAACCAAAATAAACTACTTAACTCAGGTTCCGATCTGTTAAAGAGTCAAATAGTGGATAAAAATTCTCAAATTGAAAATTTAAAACAACAGATTTCCAATTGCGAAACAAATAATGCCGACTGTGATTCTCAAATAAAACTAAAAGAGGATCAAATCTTGACACTTAAAGATGAACTAAAAACCGTTAAAAGGAAAAGAAATATAGCCTATGGGGCTGGTATACTTGGAGTTTTAGCTACTACTTTTCTGTTTTTTGCATTGAAATAAAATTGGTTTTTTTATTTAATATATAAAACATAAAAAAAAAATTACAAATAGAAAATGAAACACATTAGAACATTTGAAAGTTATCGTATCAAAAAAAACAGAGAGGAGATTATTAAAGAATCCGTTCTTCAAGTTAACGATATTTACAAAGTTAAGACTATGGTTGATATACCACAGTCTTTGATTAACGCTTATGTTAAAAAGGTAAAAGATACAACCGGAAAAAACCTGAGACAATTTTTCGGAGATGTCGATATCGCAGAAGAAATCATTAAGTATATTAACTTAAACAATCTGGATATTGAAAAAATACCATCGAACATTTTAATGGGAGGGTCGCAAGACCAAGTTCAAATTCAATCAACTGAAGAGGCTCCTGAAACTGAAGAGGCTACTGAAAAGACTGAAGAGGCTCCTGAAACTGAAGAGGCTCCTGAAAAGACTGAAGAGCCAGCTCAAGGTCAAGCTCAAAGCCAATCTCAATCACAGGTGAAGCCAGAAGACAAAGAATTCGAAGAGCCAAATGCCGAAGAAGGTCAGTCTAAAGAAGAAGAAGGTCAGTCTAAAGAAGAAGGTCAGTCTAAAGAAGAAGGTCAGTCTAAAGAAGAAGAAGGTCAGTCTAAAGAAGAAGGAACCGAAGAACTTCCAGCTGAGTAATATTTGAACCCAACGAGTTAAAGTTTAATATAAACTAGTTGATTTTTAATAATATCATTATAAATAATAAAAAGATATGAAAAAAATAATCAACTGGTTGGCTTTGACATCAATCATATTAATCGCTTTCTACTTTTCTAAAAGACCATCAGAAACCGAATCAACGTCAACAGATTTAGTGTCAATAGACAGCCATCATTCACAAGAAGCATTGGATTACTATAAAGAAATATGTCTTCGTGATGAATACGGTGGTGTAAATAAAGCGTTCAAATGGAAAAGAGACGTTAAAATCTATGTTCATGGATCTTGTCCTCAATACATGATGGATGAATTAGATAAAATTGTGAAAGACCTCAATGAAATTATTAATACGATTGAAATCAAGATTGTAAAAAATCGTAGTGAAGCAAACACATTTATTTTCTTAGGCTCAAAAGAAGGGTTCAAAACTTTATATCCACAAATTCAAGAAGAAAATCTAAGAGGAAATTGGGGATATTTTGAAGTTTATCCTTCGTCTGGATCTGTAATGTATGTTGAAATGGTTGGGTCCGGTGATGATACAATTTCACAAAAAAGTATTTTACGAGAAGAACTTACACAATCATTAGGATTTTTTAATGATTCAGAAAAATATCCAGAAAGCATTTTCTATCAAAATTCAAATAGTAACACAGAATATGCACCTATTGATAGAGAAGTGATTGATATTTTATATAATAACTAAATTATTTAAATATAAGAATAATATATACTTAAGTATGAAAAGACTTAAGTTATTTGAGGCCTTTGTCGACGCCTTAGAATTTGTTAACGACGGACGCAGAGGTGAATGTAATTTATACCAAATCTGGACCAAACTAGGTGGTAGATTTAGTTTTAACAGTAGAGAAATAAATCTTCTAGATTTCACAAAAGTCGGTATTAGAAAACCTCTAATTCCAGTGGCAATAAGTCAAGATTTTGATGGCAAAATGTGTATACTTGATTCAATATACATTTCGGGTTCTAATTTATTTGGCCGAGTTATTATAGATTCATCAGTGGGTAAAAAAATTAAGTCGTTTCCACTAGAATTGATAAACATAGACAGATCAGAAGAGCATTTGTCTATGTTCAACAAATTAGAACAAAAGATATGAAGTTGGCAAAGACGAAAATCACAAAGAAAAAACGCTTTCAGTGGTTGATGCTGACTATGATGTTTATGCACAAATAGGTAAGTTTAGCTAATAGGGCAATGACTAGCTGAGTAGATATATTTCCAATCCCTTTTAATATTAACACCCAAAGATTCAGCTGTTGTAATAATATCTTCTAGGCACTCGGAGTCAGCACCACCTACGATAGTAACTTCTTTACCTTTTAACTTTTGAAGTAAGTTATACAATTTAACGGGACATTGAAACCACTGATGATTGTTTCCAATGAATACTATAATAGTACCTTCTTCTGTTGGAAAATACTGACCTTTACTTAGAGTCTTTTCTTGAGACTTAATCTGTTGATAAACTTCTTTACTTAGAATCTTTTTATAAAATTCAACATCAACATCATAGTTATATCTTTTTTCAATAATATCCTTTTGATTTGGGAAATTATAAATATCATTATGATCTGGGACATCTGGATTATGGTCATATAGATAATCTTTATCCGGATTCTTACCATGGACATGATTATCAAATATTTGATAAACATCAGTAAAGTTATTACAATACTTTTTCAACTCATTTAAATACATTTCACTAAAGAACTTCTTAAATGACTTTTGAACATCTACAATTACTAATATAGATTCATTTTGAAACTTTTCGAATTTTTTAATACAAACCATTAACTATATATAAAATCAATTTTAATATCTCTTTTTATCTTACTACAAAGAGGTTGTAAATTAGTTTTTGTTTATTTTGCTAACCCTTTTAATTAAAAATTATGTTATCACCGCACTGACCTCGTATCCAGCGATTGTAAAGTCTATTGTCATATATTCTTCATGTTTTTCTGGATGTTCAAAAAAGTCAACTACTACCGAATATTCTATATCATTTATTTCTGGTATGAACTTGCGTATCTGCTGAATTAAATCTGATTGTATTGCATCGGCGGATAATCTGGTCTCATGTAGCAACTCTACTAAATCGGAACCTAATTCAGGATTAGCCAATACGTCACCTTTATTAGTGAATATAATCATTTCCCATTTCTGTATGATAACTCTCACCACATCATCTTCGATTATTTCAGTGTTTCGAAATTTAGGATGACCTTTGTATCTAATATAAAAATCTATAAAACTTGATTCCATTAAGTTATATATAAATATACTAACTCTCAGATACTGCTTCTCGGAGTTTTCCTATTACACTCATCGCCAGAACTATTGGGTCTAATGAAGTTTCGATTTTTGGATGATATTCAGAGACAATAAAATTACACTGGAATAGTTTATCTATTTTGACACCTCTTTCAATAGCATGGTCTATAAAAGGCTTTCCTAAAATATTTAACATATCGTCAATTTTTTCTGGTCCAAATTTTGAGTTAACAAAATGGTATATTTTTTCGTAATCGTTTTGATTGTCGAATATGGCCGAGAATAACTCTTCTTTTAATCGGTTTGACACGCTGGTGCCCAAAGAATCTTGGTGCCCAGTTGTCAAGAAATCCTGTAAGTGAACTAATGTTTTTCTTAAATCTGGGAAGTTTTTTTTAACAATATTGACAATGTCCTGTTTTGGTAAAGTTTTATTTTCATCTAGTAGTATAACATCTCTTATTCTTAAAAAAATTTGTTGTTGAATATATTTTTCTTCTTCGACATTGAGACAATCAAAATTAATCTGAGGAATTCTGGACTTTATACCATCGGAAATCTTATGAATGTGATTAGTAGTTATTATAAATCGAACATTTTTATTGTATTTCTCGATGAAGGCCTTAAAGGCATCTTGAAACTGAGCGGATACTCTTTCAAACTCATCTAAAAAAACATATTTCATATCTGATTCAGCGTCCATAATAGAAGAGAACTTGCAAAAATCGTCAATTTTATTTCTTAAAACATCTATTGATGTAAATAGTGAAGAATTTAACTCAAGATGTGGTTTACTTTTATCATACTTACCAATAAGAATTCGAGCTAAAGTCGTTTTACCAGTACCATAGTGGCCATAAAATATAAAATTATTCGGCACGCCGTTTGTGAAATACTCACGAATTCTTGGCAACAAAACCATATCGTCTAACGTTTTTGGTCGCCATTTTTCCCATAAAAGTAACTGGTTTACTGAACTCATAATGTTTATATACAAATAAATTACAAAAGTTAAATTTAGAAGACCTCTGAAATTATATATAGTTCAATGATTGGTGAAAGGTTTAATTTTGAAGATGTTTTTTTTAGAGACCTTACTGTTTGTGTATTGGACACTTTTGAAGGTCAAATAAAATGGGTGAATCGATTCAGCTCAGGTGATGTAAATGTGAACGTGCCTTTTTACTACTCTTTGACAGGTGATGAGAGGTTTTTACTAGACTCATTTAGCGATGATATTGTATCTGAAAATCGTTTTGTTGAATTAAACACTGATATTATTCCAAGAGGCCATTTGACGATGACAGGATTTAATATAAGATCAGATGAATTTGCAAATCCGAATGTCTGGCTAAGAATGGTAGTGGAAAACGAAATCGAAATTAGAAAAATTTTAGCCAGAGTTAGAAGTATTCCTATAACTGTAAATTACGACTTAACTGTGTTATTGTCGTCTGAAGTAGACACTTTCAAATGTTCTCAAGCTATCATGGACACACTTTGGATGTATAAATATATGTATTTTGAATACAATTTTATGAATATAGACGCCATGATACTGATGCCGGATACAAATACTATTCAGATATCTCGCGAGAAAAATCTGACGTCGGATAATTCAATAACACTTAAAGTTTCTTTTGAAGTACACACTTACTACCCAGCAATGAGAAAAGACAGAATCAACTCAGAGGGTTACACAAGAACATATGGTGATGGATCTACGTTTGAAGGAACAAATGGTGAGCCACCGGCTTTTTTCCCAGTTGGTCAATATCCAATAAACGATGGTTCACTTCAGCCCCCGTTTGTTCAGCCACCATTTCCACCAATTACAGGAGCCACGGGTGCAAATGTTAACATACCCCCAGTTTTTCCAGAAGAATTTCCAAAAAAGAAACAAAATCCGAGTCTTTTTAATGATCCTGATTATTTCATGATAGCACCTAAAAGAACAAAGTGGTTCAATAATATTCTACAAGCCAGAGAAAAAAATGCTAGGTTGAATAATATCAATGCTGGTAGTAATCCATCTCCTCCAAAAGGAGGCTCGAACCGACCAACAAATCCAAATTCATAAGTTTACCAGCAGGAAAAAAGAAAAAATTGACTTCGAAAACGATATTAGTTTACGCGCAGCAATTCGGAGTGTTAATGCGGGAGTACCTGTCGGTTATTTTAACTGGGGTGCTGTGGCTGCGATTAAGGCGTCACAAGACGGCGAAATTTGACATG